CTGAACTTGCAGGGCGGCACCGTCAGTGACCAAAGCGCGGTCAGGCAGGCGGATACGCAGTGTGGAGCCGATCTTGGCACCTTCGACAGCGAAGCTGTCGTCGTACTGACGGTTCACGTTGCGGGTAAGTACAAGGTTGTTCTCCAGAATTTCCAGAGCCTTGCGGGTGATCATGTCGATCGTAAGAATGCTATTTGACATAAAAGTCCTTTAAATGTTAGCGATTGCGTTGTGCTTCGTACTTACGAATCTGGCGATTGCGCTCGGCTTCGATCCACTCTCCAGTAGTCATGGTTTTGATTGATCGTGGATCAGTCGTGTCATGGCTTGGGCTTCCCGAAGACCGCGCAGTTACCGGACTAATAGGCGTCGGCGCAGAAGTTGATTTTTTTACCGGAGGATTATCAGCCAATCTGACTTCAATCTTTCCAATTTCCTTTGCCTGCAATATAGGCGACAGACGGGCGATGCGCTCGGCTTCTTTCGGATTTGATCCAAGCCAGTAGGCTAGATCGGGGCCGTTGTCAGACGATTGAATCGACTCAGCCATAACGTCAGTAATTCGCAGCTTGGGGTTGTAGACGACATCTTCGAAGTCATCGTACTTATCCCGTGCTTTTTCTTCACGTTCGTTATATGCCTCTACGACTTCAGCCTGGTGCATCTGGCGGTCACGCGTAGCGATCAGTTCTTCAGCCTTTTTAATCGCCAATGCTTCCGCATAGGCGTCGGGGCTGTCAAAATTATCGATAGACGGAACATCCCTTGACACAGCCTGCTTGGTTTGCACTTCTGCTTGCCTAGCGACTTGATCGCGTTCCCATTTGCGCTGTTCTCTTGCGAGGCGCTTGCCAATAGCAGCGTCAAGTTCCTCTTGCGAGAATGTCTTAACAGGCTGGCTTTCAGCTACTTCCGGCAAATTTGCTTCAACTTCAGGTGTGGCCGTCACAACCTTCGCTGGCGCGGAGTCTACTTCCGCTAGGACTTCTTCAGTCATGTTTTAACTCTAGTGAGTTCCCGATGAACCTCATCGGTACGGTTTAAAGCATTCGAGTAACAACCCTTTGTCCGGCGGTAAGGCCGGTGCCGAAAGTAATTGTAGTCGTGTTTGTTTCAGTGTAATCGTAATTAAACTCTTTGACGAGTCCATTGACGATCACCATGAGATAGCCACCAAGGCCGTATTCAGGCACTGTAAAGACGGTTTGGCTTGCTGCTGCAACGATGGTTGTGTTTTGGACACCTAGGGGGGTATTAACACCGTCAACAGACCAAATCAAATTGTCCAGCGAGTCTTTTAGCAGAAAAGTGTACCTAGACGGGCCAACCCAGACATTGGCCTCACCCCGCGAATCAAGAATGATCGGGTTCGCGTTTGCGGTGTTCCCCGTGCTATCGGTGTAGGTAGCCAAAGGAACAGTTGTACCGCTAGCGTATGTAAAAAGTTTTCCCCCAACAAGGGGCACTCCCGCAGCGGTAAAAAACTGTACCTTTGGTGACGGGCTAAGTGTGGCAATCATACTTTTTCCATTTGTTTAACTTGCGCTGAATGAACGAAAATACATTTATTTATTTTCGGTTGCTATCAGTGAATGCGTGGATAGTAATTCCCAAGCACGTTCCGGCGTAACTTCTTGCTCAACAACATCATTAACGCCGTCGCCGTCACGCACGGCGTGTATGCAGCACAGCATTGTGTTTGGCGCAAGAACGTCAAACCTATGCGAGATTCCTTTGGGGGTAATGATTAAATGCGGGGCGGTGTAAACAGCCTCGCCATTGTCATGCACCATGCGAACCGAACCAGTAGCCAACAAAGTTACATGGTCAAAGGTGTGTGAATGCCCAGCATGCGTCATTCCTTCCAGTGGAAAGCTCATCATTTTAACAAACACATTGTCAGCAATGGCTATGCTATGGGTTTGCGACACGGGACACCTCAATTTCGCGTTGGATTACGTTGTTATTTTGGGCCGCAATTTGTGCAATTTCTTCCGACGTTAAAGGCACTGTCAACCACACGTCTTGATACACTTCGCCGACTAAACTGTAGCCGTCATGAATAAACTTAAAGCCGTCAATTGGATCAGGTTCATAGACTCTTTCAAATCTTGCAAATTCAGGCGGCAGATTATTAATGTCAATGTGCGGAAATACCTCGCAAAAGTTTTTTTCAACAATTGGGTGGTTAATTGGCATGCCGTTTTCTATTTGAATAAATAGTTCCATCATAAATCTCCAGTGTTTGTGGAGGGAAACGCGCGGCCTGCACCCCAAATAATTCGGACTGCGCCGCCTGCGCCATTACCGGCAAGTTGAGGTGAGCCGGAATTAAGCAGGCCACCCACACCACCGCCAGCGCCGTAAGCGCCGCCAGAACCCCCAGCAGAGGAAGAAGACGCAAGCCCCGCGCCGCCATCGCTGCCGCTTGAGCCAGCTTTACCTGCGGTGTAAATTGCCGCTGCCGCGCCAGACGCGCCGCTTCCTAAAATGCCTACGCCGCCGCCGCCTGCTGCGGCAAACATAGTAAGACCTGTGACCTTAGACGCATTGTAAAAGGAACCGCCGCCGCCGCTACCGGCCCCGCCAGATGCAGCAGAAGACCCCGCATTATTGCCGCCGCCATTACTTCCATTGCCGGAATAACCGCCAGCGCCACCGCCGCCTAACCCAGCAGCACCACCATTGCCGCCGCCGTCACCCGTGTAAGTGCCCCCTGTAACGCCGCTGCCCGTTGTAGCGCCGCCCAAGACAGTTGCTGCGCTTATAAAGTAACTTTCATTACTGTCGCTTGTTGTTGTTGTTGTCCCAGCCCGCCCCGCACCTACTTGAACTGTATAACTGTTGCCCGGAACTACCGTAATATTGTTTTTATAGCCAAGACCGCCTCCAGCGCCACCTTTGTTACTTCCACCTGTGCCGCCGCCTGACCCACTTCCAACAGCAACAACAGAAACTGAAGTCACACCAGCAGGACAAACCCAAGAGAATGTACCGGCAGTTACATAGGCGTCTTGTCCGGGCGGTAGGCCACCGCCTGCGCCAACAAAAGCTAACGCAATCCCGCTCACGATACGTTTCCTGACACAACGCAAACAGTACCACTAATAAACAAAATAGTACAGACGCCGCGAGTGGCTAAAGCAAGGGTTGCTTTATCGGCATCAGTGCCGGCCAAATACGCTGTTGTAATAGACAAAGTAATCGTAATGTTGCCCGAAGTGTTGTTAAAAATAACAACCGCATCGCCAGCGGAAAATGTGGCGTCAGGGACAACAATCGCGCCGCTTGTGCCAACTTCAATAAACTCACCTACATCGGTTACCGCCAATGTGTAGCTGGCTACTTTAGCCGCGCCAGACTGAGGAATTGCGCGAAGTTTTCCCGCGCCGTCACTGTACGAAGCGGCAGTAGTCACGACGCCGCTACCCTTGGGCGTAAGCGTCAAGCTGATGTTTGTGTCTGTGCCATCAGCGGCAAGCGTTGTGCCAGCCAAAGTTACACCGGCAGCAGCTATGTTTGTGTCAAAAGTTGTGCCGTTAACAGTGGTTGCTGTGACAGTGGTTGCTGATAGGCTTGTTGCCGAAACCGCTTTACCAGCAGTCAAGTCATTGACAGCAACTTGTTTGGTCGTACCGGATTGAACAATTGGCAGAACTTCAGTGCCAGCAAGCGGGGTCGTTGCCGCTGGCAACTGGGAAATTTTTAAGTCAGCCATTTATTCACTCCAAAAGGATGTAGTCGCCATTTTCTTGCACAAGGTTTGCCCCAGATTCTGTCAGCAGATTATCCACTGTCAAGCTGCTATCAAAAGTGCCTGAAAATAGCGTGGCGATGCCGCCAAGCCCAATTGACACAGCATTTCTGACAGCAATTCCAAAACTCATTGAATGTTTACCGGCTTGCAGTAAATTGATCCGGTCGCGGATACCTGAATAGCACTCACGCGCCACTGCCCGCCAGTGCCGTTGGGCACAGCAAACGGGATGGGTGTAAAAGCGGGGATGGGGGTGCTGGAGGTGGTAGCAGTGACGCCCTCGCCGACTACAACGTAGGCGGGGGTTGTTGACCAGATTACCACGCCTTGTGGGCCTGCTGCCCATGTAGAAGTTGATCCAGCATCACCTGAATACGAAACAGTTCTCGCCGGAAACACCGTATCGGCTAGAGGTTTTAAAAGTTCCATGATGGCTCCTTATGCCTTAAATATAACATAGCGCCTAAATTACGCCAAAAATTTCAGCTTGTAGAGTGTAGACAGGTACAAGCCAATGATCTCGTCGATGATGTTCTGGATCGGTGTGTCGGTCTTGTCGCACACTTCGTACCGATTACTCTCAAGCTCAGTCATCGAGTCTTGCAAAAACTCGATGATGTTGTTGGTTTTCTTGGCGCTCATCAAAGAGATTGGCCCGATCAGGCCGTGCCTGCCTTGGTAGGCTTCAGAAAACTTGTCCGCCAAGCCCACGATATCTTCGTAAAAATGCCTCAAGGCTTTGTGCTTGGAATAGCTGCGGGTGTTCAGATGCACCGAATGAGCCACATCACGGGCTAAAAACAGAGTGCCTACGAAATCGGATGGCTTGTGCATTATTGTATAACTCCCGTTTCTTGTGGCTGCTCAGGTGGCATTGGTTCCATTGGCGACTCGCGCATCTCAGGAATGCCGCCAATTATGTCATTAGACTCCATTGCAGCCGCAACCACACCCATTGCGATGTCTTGAATCTGTTGCTCGGTCATGCCAGCCTGCACCGCGCTGATGCGCTGTGTCTCGGCAGCGTATGCCTTGATCATTGCTTCAAACTCTTTGATCTCGTTAGTGCGGACAATCTCAGAGTTCTGCACATTGTCCAGCATACCTGCCATCTGATCCATCTGTTGGGCCATCGCTTGAAGCTGCTGCTGCGCGGCTTGCAGTTCCGGATTGTCTTCGCCGTCGCTGAGGAACTTAGGATCGATGGTCTTGGCAAAGCGTTTTGCCATTTCCTGCGCGCCAGGCCAGTCCATGTTCTTGACGAACAAGTCACCAGCAACTTGCCACAATTGTGGGTTGCCTTGCAGCATCTGGCCCATCGCTGCCAAGGCTTCTTGACGCTTGGTAGCGTAGCCCGGCCCCGTGGTCGCCACGACATCGTACTTGCCCACGCCGGGGTTGTAGATCGTGTCAATCACAATGTTGTCAGCGTTGCGGATTTCCCGCACTGGCACCGGCTGCTCTGGGTCGATCTTCGCCATCTTTGTCTCGCCGTCTTCGCCAATCGTTCTGGCAATACGTTGCGTGTCGTAGATTTTTGGGATCAGATCAACCAACTGGCGTGCGATGTGACGAACACCGCGAGTCAGGTTGTCGCCGTAGTGGTACGTGCCGACATCACCCTCACGCTGACGCGCAAGGATGGCTTTTCCGCTTCGTTCGTTGCCGCCTTGGCCTAACGATGCGTTGTACTGGCCCGTTGTGGCCTTGATGTCTTCAGCAGCGCCCGCTTTGGCTTGCAGAAGGCCGCTAGAGGCCATCGGAGGCTGTGCCCGCTGGGGTAGTGGCAGGGCAGCGCCTTGACCGTCTGTAACGTCTGGATTGACCTCCAGATACGGCCAGTTGGTCGTGTTAGCGGTCTTCCACTTGTCTTCGTAGCCTTCAAACTGACCGCCGTACCCGATAAAGGGCGCTTTCGGGGCCAAGGCCAGCATCTCGGCCTCTTGCGACACCCAGTAGTTGTACATGCGCTGGGCGTCCTTGGCGTTACGCACAAGGCCAGACACGTACAGACGGCCATCAACTTCAAACTCGTTGCCGACGATGCGGATCACGGGAATCCACTTGCCAGCCCACTCGTTTTGCTCAAGGATTTCGTAGCCGTTGATCTTGCAATACCGGATGCGCCGACGGTCAGACTCACGCGAGCGTTTAGGCTTGCCGTAAATGGCTTTTAGCTGCTTGTCCTCGGGCGTGCCATCAAAGGCGGTAACGTTGCCCATGTACATGTTCAGCGTAGCGCGGTCGTAGTCAACGTAGTAGTAGTCGGCAATGCGGATCGTGTCTTCGTTCAGCCAGTTGCTGATCGACTGATCGCCCACACCCAAAGATTGCAGCGTTGTGATAGGCGCTGCGTTTGGGTACATGCGCTCATAGTCTTCTCTAGACACATCTTCGGTGATAAAGCAGTACTTGGCGTCTGCACCAGTCGGGTCTTGGATCATCGGATCCATGTAGACCGAAAACGAGTTGCGAATACGGCCAATCTTGATGTCTTGGTCAAACGTGTCATCGTCGCAGTACTCGGTCAGCAGACGGATGTAGCCTTCGCCGTAGGCCACTTGGTTCTCGCAGGCCGTGTCGTAGGCCACATCGGCGTCAGAGATGTACTCAATGTGCCGAATCATGCCGTTGAAAATTTCGGCGACTTTGACATCGGCCTTGTCGTCCACGGGGATGACCTTGGCACCCGGGCGGTTCTGCCGCATGTCGTTGGTCACTTGACGATCT